TGACATACTCTTGGCGCTGTTTTGAATCAAGTGCAAAGAGCTGACCGCTTTGCAGTTTCTGTGATGTGTTAAGCAGTCTTTCGTACAGGCCTGCGGTGTCGCGTGCTGTTGCAAATTCTGTCTCACGCACCACTGAGCCTGGATCGAGCATTTTCATAAATCCAGTGATCAGTGCAATGTCGCCTGGGCCATTTTTGGCTTCTGCCGAAGACTTGATGTTGTTGTATGTAGTTCCCAGTTCGCCATACACCTTGGTGCGGCCTTGGAATTCTTTGCGCAGTTTTTCTTCCTGCTCAAATGTTTTGGTTGGGTCCATGCCACCAGTAGCTTTGAGCGCTTCAAGTTCCAATGCAATCTTTTGTGTTTCTTGACCCAGTTTTTTGGTCTGTGCCAATGCCGATCCAGTTTGTGCTTGTGTAAGCCCAAGATCAGCGGCTTTCTTTTTAAGGTCTGCCAGTGTGATCTGTTCTGCGTACTTTGCATCGACCTGCGCTTTTTGTGCTTGTGCAGTTGCCAGTGCAGCATCTGCCTTTGCCTTCTCTGGTGCGTTGGTGGCGGTGGCCTGAGCTGTGGTGGCATCTGCCACGGCTTTGTCAGCCTTTGCTCTGGCTTCAAGCAATGCAGCTGGTGCTTTGGCTTCTTCTCTGGTTGTAGACAAAGTTTTGTCAACATTCTCAAGTAGTTCTTTACCACCAGGCAATGCAGCCATCATCAATCCGATTGTGGCTTGCGAGCCAGTAGGATTCATATCGATTAGTTGCAGATAGGTTTCTGTGGCTTTTGCCTCTTGCTCACGGCCTGAATTGCGAAATGCGTCTGCCTGTTCTTTGAGCAGATTCTTTGCAATATCAGGTTGTCCAGATTTCAAGGCTGCATAAACTTGGCCAGATTGTTGCAGGCGGTTTTGCTGTTGAGAAGTTGACATCAACTCAAACGACTTGCGCACGCCTTCTGCTTGATCTTTTGGGAGCATTGCAGAGACACGAGCAAAGTCTGTGGCCGTTGCTTTTGGATTTTCAAACAAAGTTTTTAGTTCTGCTTGCGCTGTCCTTGCTTGCTCAAGTGCCTGTGATTTTGCTTGTGCTTCTGCACCAGCTGCGCCAATTTTGAAGCCACTGAGTACAGCCTCAAATGGGCTTTGCACATCGACTGCGTAGTTGATTGGTGCTTGGAATGGATTTATTGCCATGTTTTTTTCCTCAGACCTTGCTGTAGTTGACCATCAAATAGCCACCAGATTCAGACACAGCATCTGGATACAAGCCTTGCACTTCTTGGGCCATTAGGCCAACTTGACGACCACCACCCCAAATGTAATCAAACTCGTAGACGTTCAATCCATCAGGTCGTGTGCTAATTTTCTTGATGTTCTTTTTCAGACGAATATCGCTGAATAAATTTCCAGATTTTCCTGCACCCATTTGCATACCCAAGAACTGGGCTGGTAAATTGAATAGTTGGCCATAGGCTTTGGCCTCGCCAAGTTCTCCACCAGCTAGGGCTGCGCCTTGCTGAGACAGCAAGTTGGCCACATTGGTGCCTGTTTGTAATCCAGCCGAGCCAGTTCCAGCTGCTGAGGACTGACCGATCTGAGCCAAGTTCTGCTGTGTGACACGACCAATGTCGGCCATGCCACCCAATCGACCATATTGTCTTTCAATCTCTTGTTGCAACATTTGTGGTCTAAATTGGCCAAGTGCAGCTTGGATGTTGCCACCACGCAGGCCACCAGTGGCAGATGCACGCTGGAGCAATGCTTCTTCACCAGCTCGAACCTGTGCTTGGTATCCAGCACCACCTTCAATGCCTGCAATGGCTGCGCGTTGAGCTTCTGGACCACGCAGTCCAAGCAATGCCTGCTGTTGCTCAAGTGCTGGCGCTCCTGCTTGCGCATAGGGTTGCAATCCTTCAAGAGCAGGAACTCCAACTTCTGTGTAAGGTTTGAGCAATTCACGCATGGCATCAAATTGCCTGCGTTGTTCTGCAATTCCTGCTTCTGCTGCACCAGATTGAATGGCTGCTGCATCACCAGCAGCGCTGGCCTGCATTGAACTTCCGATAAGTTGGCTTCCACCAACAACTAGGGCTGTGACTGGATCAGGCATTGCCGAACTCCTTCATGTAGTCTTCAAATTTCTCGCCATATAACTCCATGACCAGATGAGCATTCTTTGTGGCAAAGCCTGGGCCATGCGTAAGCGATACGGCCATCAAAATCAGGTCGTAGTAACCTGCACGCCAGACAAATGATCTGGCATCGGCCTCGCCTGCACGCTCTGCTTGGTCAGAGGCTTGCCACTTCATAATTGCTGTTGCAAGCAATGGCACGAGATGATGGCTGTTTGTGATAAAAAATTGGTTCTGGTGCATTCCCACCAGTGTGTTCCAGATGGTCGCATTCAGGTCTTTGCGCTCTACCGTGTCGCCATCGGCAACATCGTCAAACACCTGAATGGCATCGTAGACCATGACAAGCCATTCCACGACTGGCGTAGGCAACATGAAAACCCTTTGCAGGTTCTCCTTGAGCCAATCAATACCAATCATGTGCAACTCCTGTTCAGGGTGAGCTGCTGGTGGCCCGATAGACTCAGCGGCTCTATTTTCCCACATTTTGGCATTTGGTCAATCTTCCATTTCAAATTCACGTTCTTCCCATGCCTGGCAGACACGCAGGTCGTGGCAGATAAACTCGAATTTTGTACAGTAACCACGGAAACCTGCATCGGTGTCCCAGTCATTGCGGGGGATGCGCTCCATCTTGGCCTGCGTCATGGTGCTATTGTCGTAGTACTCGCAATTCGAGCAGCGACGACGACGAGACTCTTTTTCATCCACTTGCATAGCCTTGCCCACCGCGATCCAGTAGGTCTTGTTGGCCGTTGGCTCATTGGATGGATTCTCAGGGCCGAGCATCCAGTCATCGATCGCGATCTGGGTGTTCTTCTTGTTTTCGGCTGTGCTGATGAATTCTTCCTCCATTGGCAGGCCCATGAAGCCCTTTGGCATCATCATGAATTTGTCCATGCTGTTCTCCTTGATTAAGTGATTTCGCGGCCAGATGCGCGGATGGTCAGTGATGTGGCTGCGCTGGCAATAGTGCTGATGAAGCTGCCTGATTCCAATGCTTGGCCGACCAGCTCAGGGCAGGTATATGTCTCATCGGGTGCAATGGCGCGGGTGTCCATGATAAGGTTTGATGCGCCAGCACTTCCACCACTGGTCACCAAATTGACGCTGATTGTGACATTGCCTGCGCTGGTGTTGGTGATCGTGAACTTGTCAATGATCGCCTTGCAATTCACAGCTGTGTACTGCGTGGTCTGAGTGGATTCAGCTTGCTTTGGTGGGATTAGCACCTTGATTGATACGGTCATTTCATTCTCCTTATGTGGCTTCGCCACCGCTGGCGATGATGGTTAGGCCTGCGGATGCGGCTTGAATCTGAATAGTGTCGCCTGCGTTCAGCACCTCAATGCCGTTGTATTGCAAAGTGTTGTTGCCTGGCACTGGCACATCGTATAGGAATGCATTTCCAGTGCCTGCCGAACCTGCGGATGGCACTAAAAACACGCGCACATTGATGGCCGCTGCTGTGGTGTTGGCAATGCTGAACTCTTTGAGCAGCGTGCGAGTGCTGGCCGGTACGGTGTACAGCGTGGTCACTCCGGTGGTGATGGCCGCTTGGCCGAGCTTGGTTGGTGTGATTACATCGAAAGCCATGTGAGCACCTGATTTGATCGCACTGAGGCGGTTTGGTTTGCATAGGGCAGGATGCCATTCACATCGTGCGCCAGTTCGACATTGTTACGCACAGGGGCCAGCGCCAGCAACTCAAGTGATTGGGCCAAGCGTGGGATGGCATCCAAAGCCTGCTGCACCTTGGCATTTAGCGCAGCGTCATTGACCGCAGTGTCTTGCGCCAGTGCACTGATCTGGGCCAGCGCGTTGTTTGCGTTGGCTGCCGCGGTGTCTGCCTGGTACTCAAAATCGGTTCCGACAATGACCTGAATCTCATCGACAGTAGAAAATAGCATCTCAAACTGTCTGATCTGTTGCTGATCAGTCAGGAATGCGGCAAGCTGATCTCGCGTCAGATTGAGTCTGCGGGAATATGGTGCGGTGGCCATCAGTACGCCAATGCCTCAATCTGGGCTTCAAGACGGATGAAGGACACGTGGGCATCGCTGTCGCCGCGGAAACGCTGGATGCGCCAGTTGCGCATGTGGCCTTGCTGGAACCATGCCAGACGCTTGTTGCTGCCGGTGGTACCAACAGTAATGCTGCGGTCTTGGCTCCAGGCTTTGCCATCCACGCTGTAGCTGGTGCTGATCTGTGGATTGGTGCCCAATGCCACGCTGCCGGTAAGACTGACCAGCTCCAGCTCGTTGAAGATCGCGCCATTGCTCTCGTTGTAGACGATGAGCGTGCCAAACTCCCAGCGTACCTGCTGGCCCCAGTGATGGCCTGTATCCTGCACAAAGTATCCAATAGTGGTGGATTGTGGGTCTGCCACCAGCCATTTGTCGTAGGCCCAAACCATGTTGCGTGCTCTGTATTGCGCAAATCCAACGACTGTCGTGACCAATGTGAACCAGACTTGCTCGCCAAGTGCCTCGGATGCTGTTGCATCGTAGACGATGGTGCGGTCTGGCAGGTGCACATATAGATGCTGATGATTTTTGTCGTTGCGTGCTTCGAGCTTGACGGTGGCCAGTTGCACCTCGGTGTATTGCAAAAGCAGATTGTCAATCTCTTGTGTGCTTAGTTTTTGGGTGGTGGCTGCTGCGCCAACATAGATGCCTGGCGCTTCATTGCGCCCACCGCCCAAAAAGGCAATGGCCTGAATAAAAGTACAGCATCCTTGCGTGCCGATCACGCCCTTTTGAATTTGAGCGCCCTCGATGCGTGCAAATGGGAAAAGATCACCGCCAATGTTGTCGAACACCTCGATGGTGTTGCGGTTGAGTGCATACACCTCGTTGCGCAATTTGAGCAAAGCCACCACTGGGTCTGGATCAGCTTCTGAACTTCCATACTTCAACGGATTAACGGACAATGGGTTTGACAACTCAGTGACGATCAGATACTGGCCATCAGTGGTCATGAAGTAGCCATCCACCCACACCACATCCAGCACCACTCCAAGGTCTGGATCGGTGTTTTGTGTGAGTGTGGATGCCACTGGATTCCAGAAATACAAACGGCCACCAGATGCGATGGCCAGCAGGGTGAAGCTGTAATCAAATGTCACCAGCTCGGTGGTTGGCCCACCAACATCGCCAAGAATCGTTACAGTGCCATTGCTGGCCACAGTCACCAGTTTGGTGCCCATGACTCGGTAACAGATGCCGTTCCAATTGATGCCACCTCGGTCGATGCCTGGGCCTGTGCCATTGGCCACGATGCCGTCGCCTGGTCGCAGGAATCCATTGCTGATGCCAGACTTCTTGGGCACCGGCATCATGTTGACAGGATAGCTTGTGCGCAGTTCTGGCGTGTTGTCAGCGTAGATTCCGTTGAGGATTGGAACTTGCATGGTTTACCACTTGACCTTGTTGGCCCAGTACGCTGCGCTGAGTTTGCCTTTGGCAATGTTCTCAGCATGTCTGGCTTTGAATGATTCTCGACGAGCCTCGGATGCCTTTGACTCGCCTTCCTTCTTTGGAGACCCAGACACGCCCTGCTGACCGAAGCGAATGGTTTTCACCTGGTCACCGGCCTTGGCCACGACAACGTGGCTTTTGGTCGGATGCGATGGCGTGCGCTTGGGCTTGTTGTAGCCCTCCACGCCAGCGCGAGCGAGTCTTGAGTCTTTGGTGGCCATGATCAGAAGCTAATGTGCAGCTTGTAGGCTTCCAGACGCATCAGGTTGTTGGCCGTT